AGATATTGCTTGCGAATTTCCTACCTATGCCCGGGACAGTTTGGAATACCTACTCAACCGAAGGGTTGCTGAAGGTATCTCATTCTATCTCGGTACCCTACCCCTGTTGGGTAAGGCAGCCGAGACTAGTTTGATCTCAGGTGAACGATTAATCGTTCCCTCTGAGTTTAACTGTCGGGGATCATCGGGGTTACCGCGCTTTTTGAATGAGCTCTTTATCGAGCTCTTTTACGAAGACGGCATGCCTCGATTTGATCATCTCAGAACTTCTGGATGGTCTGATCGCGGAGTAAAGGCCTGTGCGTTTATACGTCAGGTCTGCATGATGTGGTCGAAGGTAGCTGATTTGCCTAACCCCTCAGCGAAAACTGAGGAACAAGCTATTTCAGAGTTTCTTGATCGCGTAACTTTGGATCCGAATATAACATATTCGGTATCTACGGTGAATGCGCTGAAGGAAGCTCATAGATTGCTTGGGTTAGTCTTTCCGAGGCGACCGCAGAAGAGCTTAGACCTCCTTGGGTTTCGCAAGAAACCTTGGGGATGTCACGGCCCTGGAGCAGTTTCGGGAAGAGAAGCACCGAGTGAGAAATGGTCATTTCAAAGATGGCCAGGTTTACCAGAATATTTATTTACCTGGGCTGAGGGTAGAGTGGTTACATCTACTCGACTCTCTGAACAACCCGCATCTCGCGTAACATGTGTTCCGAAGGACTTTCGTGGTCCAAGGGTCATATGTATTGAACCAAAGGAAAACCAGTTTGCCCAACAGGGCCTCTGGAAATTACTTGAAGCTCAGATACGTAGATGTGAACTCACGAGGAGGTCCATTGATTTCAGATCGGTAGCGTGCTCGCGTGACCTTTGTCACGACTATGAGTACGCAACAATTGACTTGAAGGATGCTAGCGATAAACTCGCTATGTCCCTCTGCCGATTGCTTCTACCGAAGTGGATCTTCTCTATGCTGACACGCTACCGAACTCGCAAGATTTCGGTCGAGCAATTGAATAAATTGCTTGTATCCTATAGTAGCTTTGCTACTATGGGATCAGCCATTTGTTTTCCTATTGAAACCTTAGTGTTTTGGGCTCTTGCCCTAGGCACGATGATCTCAATACGGGATTCATTTGCCCCAAGACAGGCAGATCGATTAAACCTCGACCTGAGGGTCTTTGGTGACGACATCATTGTCCCCTTATGGGCTTGTGATGCCGTGTGTCACGCATTTTCGGAG